AGTGGAAGTCGACAGAAGACTTAGAGGAAGGGTATAAAATATTGTTTGATTGTATTGAGTACGATATACAAGACGAAATAATCGAATGGTTATATACTGAACAAGTTTCTTTAAAAGAAGATTGATGGCATTGAATCAGTAAAACTAAATTCAAATAAGTTTTGAAATGTTGGGTAGTTCGCTACCCCTTTTTTATTAAAAAAATACGTAACTTTGTAAATTATGTAATGGGAAGTAAAAGCTTTGTGGGATAACAAAGAAGAAGCAGTAAAAGAGGAAAAGCCAAAACAACAAACCAAAAGACGATCAACTGAATGCCTAATTAGAGAAACACGGAATATTTACCGTCGTGCATTTAGTGAAACTCAATTGCTTGATGTTTTAGGTGATAAGTTTAAAGATGGATTTTCCTACCATTGCATTACTGCCGGTGATGTAGATAGCTTATCTTTTTTGAAATGTATATTAAGGCAACAAGATTTAGACTATTGTCTATTTTCTACCTGGTGCATGGCTGCCGATGACATTTTGCAAATAGATGAATGGCTCACATCAGGTAGAATTAAAAAAATGGATGCTTATTTAGGGGAGATATTCCCAGGGACTTATAAGTTTGAATACAAAAAGTTGAAAGAAGTTTTTGAAAAACATAATTGCGGTAGAATTGCAATATTTAAAAACCACTCAAAAATATATGCCGGTTATGGTGATAAGTTCCATTTTGCAGTTGAAAGTTCAGCAAATATAAACACTAACCCACGAACCGAAAATGGGTGTATAACAATTGGTGAAGATATTTATAAATTTTATAGAGAATATTTCGACGGGATTAAAAGCTTTGAATAATGCAATACGACAAACAAAAAATTTTTGAACAAGCGAAGGATGCAATAAATAAAAACAAATTGTTTTTTATTGAGGATATAGTCGCATTTTTGCCAATTAGTAAGCCTACATTTTACGATTATTTCAAAGTTGACTCTAACGAATTTAACGAGTTAAAGGAGATGTTGGACAATAATCGTATTGAGGTAAAGTCTTCGATGAGAAAAAAATGGTACGATTCTGAAAACGCTACCTTACAAATGGCATTGATGAAAATAATTTGTACAGACGATGAAAGGAAGCGATTATCAATGACCCATGTAGAATCAAGTGTCAAGGTTGAATATGATGGATTTTTAAATGAAGTTAAACCACCTGTTGAGGATTGAGATTTTCAAAAAAGCAATGGTTGGCGATTCAGTATTTAGAAGCGTCAAAGGTTGAGCGGTTGCTTTGGGGCGGTGCAGCATTTGGCGGGAAGACCTGGACTGGTTGCCTTTGGCAGATTGACAGACGATTAAAATACCCCGAAACGGTCGGACTTATAGGGCGTAAGACTCTGATAGACTTAAAAAAAACTACCCTATTGACATTTCAAAGATTATATTCACAAATTTACGAACCAAAGTTTGGGGCGGTCAAATATGATGGACAAAAGAACTTAATTGAGTTTAACAATGGTTCGATAATATTTTTAATGGATACGGCTTATTCACCCTCCGACCCTGAATACACACGTTTGGGTTCTTATGAGTTAACAGATAGCTTTATTGACGAAGCTGGGGAAAGTTCGCAACGGGCGGTTGATATGATATTTTCGAGAACAAGGCACAAATTAATTCATGATAAGCCGGCTCAATTACTTTGCTCTAATCCGGTAAGTAATTGGCTAAAATGGACATGGGTTAAAGACCAACAAGGTAAAGAAGTTATTTTAGATAGTCACATGAAGTATATCAGGGCAACAATTGAAGACAACCCTGACATAGAACGGGCAGAGCGATACAAAAAGACTTTAGAGCGGTTGCCATTAACAGACAGGCAAAGGTTGCTATACGGTGATTGGGATTATGTGCAGAATGATAGTCCATTCATTACCGAGTTTAACGAAGATAGGCAAGTAGGCGACTTTAAAATAAGTCCTAATTATCCGCTTTGGTTGACATTTGACTTTAATATCGACCCGTGTACTTGTTTGTTATTTCAAGAGTTACCGGACGGTGTTTACTTTGTTCAAGAGGTACAGATTAAGGGCGGTACTGAATTTTTATGCCAACACTTGAAGACTTTTATGAACCATGAGAATGCTATTTTTGTAACGGGTGACAGGTCGGGAAATAGTGGTTCAACGTCCGCAGGGTTGGATAACTTCAGTTTAGTGACTGATTACTCAATTATTAAGCGTGAATTAGGACTTAATGATTTTAGTTTCAAGCATTATAAGAAAGCGAATAAGCAATTAGACTATTCAAGAAGATTAGTCAATTATGCTTTCAAGAATATAAATGTTTACTTTGATCGTTCAATGGTGCAGACTATCCAGGACATAAAGAACGCGAAGGTTGACGAAAATGAAAAATTGGTAAAAGATAGGCAGACTTATAAATTAGACTGCTTCGATGCTATGCGATACGGGATTAATGCGATATTCCCAAAAGGCATTGCCGACATTGACAGAAAAAGTTTGCGGATTAATTAAAAAAGTATTAACTTTGAAATATGAAAATATCTGATTGGTTCAAGTTCAGAAAAGCAGACTTTAAACACAAATGGCATAAATTTTATGTTTGTGATCCAGATGCCGGGCAAACGTCATCTAAAAGGCTATCGACCGCAAGAGCATTAAAGTTTACTTTAGCTTTGAATCAGTTAGCGGTTAACATTGCCCGTGAAGACTTAGAATCATTTCAGCAAGAACAAGAGGAATTATTGAAGCGTGGCAATTTGCAACAGGCTTTGTACCTTAATAAAATGTTGGGAGTTCGATTACAATTAAAGTCTTTTGAGCGTGGGTTCATTGACCTGGCGAAAGCGGTTATAATGGTAGATGATGAAAAAGAGCCTTCAACTTATTACGATAGCTTGAAAGATGAACTTTTAAAAGACGAAGTAGTTAAGGGTTTTTTTTTGCAACAAGCAATTCATTTAGCCAAAGGTTTCAGTCAATCATTGAGCGATACAGAAGTAGAGGATTATTTCCAGAATCAGGAAGTAAAGGAGATAGAATTAGCTTTTCAAGATTCGATCTCAAACAAGCAGTCGAAGGATATCAGGAAGACTTAAATATGTGGATATTCAGCAGTAGTAAAGTGATTGGGTTGAGTGTTGAAAAAATTATGGATATGCCGTTTATTGAATTTCTTGAATACTTGATTATTAATAAAAAAATGAGTAACTTTGATAAATGATTATAGGACTATGTAAGCTTGCACTTGTATATTGCTGTTTTCTTTTGTTCACTTGCATAATTGCTGATAGAAGGGATGGACAAGGATATAGATAGGTTTTATGAACTAATAGCCCCTGAACTTTTTTTTAAAGGATGGTCGGATGCTGAATTTGTAGAGTGGTGCGGAACGGGTGATAATACTGAATTGATTAATTTGTTGTGCATACTTGAGCAACATGAAATGTTTGAGTTGTGTGCATTGGTTATGGGCGTTTTAAATAAGAGAATATGATATTAGATGTAAATGATGAGTATTTTAATTGACCCGTACTTCTTCTTTCTTACATGGACTGATTCAGAGATAAGAGATTATTTTAGAACATGGACTGTTTCAGATTTGGAACATTATTTGAAGGAGTTGGAAGATAGGCAGTTATTTGAGTATTGTGCTTTAGTAAGAGATATTTTAATTGAAAAGACGTGACGTATTCAACGAATTATTAAATTCGTTAACTCCATAGCATTGTATTAAGGTTAGTTAATATTGTTCAAGGGCGGTCAGTAAATGACTGCCTTTTTTTTTGTATCTTTGTGCTAAATTTGACAACATGGCTGTAATTTCCAAAGATGAAATAGTAATTGATTTAAAGGTTGAGAACCAACAAGCGATTGATACGTTGTCTGGTAAGCTTGAATCTTTAAATAAGAAGTCAGGTGAAACTAAGGGCAGATTTATTGACATGGGTGCTGGTATTAGTTCAGCATCAGATAAGATCAGAAACAAAATAGTACAAGCATTCCCTGAAGCAGAGGGGGCAATTAACAGAGCGTCAAGTGCATTTAGTGGATTGAAGTCAGCGGGGGAAAGCGGTGCGAAAGGTTTATTTAGCATAGGTAATGCTTTAAAATTATTGGGCGGGGGTGTTATTGCGGTGGTGGTAACGGGTGTAACAGCTTTAGTCGGTTACCTTTCAAAGTTAGCGCCTGTAATGGATAAGATAGAACAAATAACTGCCGGAGTTAGTGCCGGATTCTTAGTACTTGGGCAACGTGTCGCAACTTTCGGAGGTGGATTAGGTAAAATATTTTCAGGTGATTTTAAGGGCGCGCTTGAAGATATAAAAAACTCATTTACTGGAATAGGTTCAGAAATCAGTAACGCTGCGAATCAGGCGGCACGGTTGAAAAAAGAATTTCAAGATATTCAAGACGACAAGGCTATTTTTAACGTAGATGAAGCAACTGTAAGGAATCAGATTAATATTTTAAATGCTCAATATAAAGACCTTTCAAAGTCAGCAAAACAAAAAGAGGAAATCAATAACCGAATTATTGAACTTGAAAACTATCTACAAGATAAGAGAGCGCAATTGGATAAACGTGCTGAAGAGAACTTTGTGAATGCTGCAATTAATCAAAATAAAAACGTAAAGTTAACCGCTGAACAAATACAGACATTAAAGTCGTTTACGGCACAAGGGTTGGCATTAGCGAAAGAGATTGAAGATAAAGGGTTTATTATTGATACAGACGCTTATGAAAAGTTGGCATTGGATCGGGCAGCAGCATTAAACCGTTCGGCAGTATCGGAGGAGAGAGCAATAACAAAGCGAAATACACAAATAGAAAAGCAGAGGCAAGCGGCTGAGAAAGCACGAGAGGAAGCCGACAAGTTAGCGAAAAAGAAAGAAGAAGATAACCTTGTTTTCTTAAAAACGGTTCGTGAATTGGAGGCGGACGTTTTAGAAGATGGATTAGATAAGGAGTTACTTATTATTGTAAATAATGGTAGAGAGAAAAAAGAAGCTATTGCTAAACTTGAAATATCTGATGCTGACAAAAAGAAAGCCTTTGCACTAATTGATGAGAATACACGAAATGAATTAAAAAATGCAGGTGATAAATATTTAGAGCAACTTGAAGCGTTTAAGTTAGCACGTAAAAAAGAAATAAAAGAACTTTCATTTGATGCGCTTATATTCCAGAGAAATGATAAGGACTCATTTGATAAAGCATTAGCCAACGCTAAAAAATTTAACGGTCAACTACAAAAAGATAAGAAAGCAGAAAAGAAAGCGAAGGCACAGGCAAAAGAAGATTTAGACAAAGAGGGCAAAGACTTGCTTAACAGTTCATTAAATATTCAGGATCAAATATTACAGGCAACGGTTGACAGAGTTGATTCAGAAATAGCAATTCAAGAGGGTAAAATAAATAGGCTCAAAGAACTTGCCGAGTTTGGTAGTGCCGAATCATTACAACTTGAAGAAGATAGGCTTGACAGATTGCAAGCGAAAAGAGAACAAGCCGTTCAGAACCAAAAGAAATTAGCAGCAGTTCAGATTGCTATCAATAACGCTTTATCTGCAAGTGAAGCTATTAAGGTTGTACTTGAATCCGCTTCAACAGACCCAACGGGCGGTCTTTTAACTGCGGTTAGGGTTGCCAGTATTTTAGCATTAATTGGTTCAACTGTAATCGGTATTAATTCAGCATTCGCGAGTGTACCTGCATTCAAAGAGGGTACAGACTACGTGCAAGGTCCAGGCACTGAAACAAGCGATTCTATAACGGCTCGTTTATCAAAAGGTGAAAGGGTAGTTAACGCTTATCAGAATAAAGACTTGCGGTCAATGGGCATAATTACCAATAAGGATTTAGTAGAGTACGCAAAGTTAGGCAAGTCGGTAAGTGATGTTAAGATTGAAGTACCTGGTCAAGGGAAGGACTATACTGAGAACTTTAACGAACTTGTAAGAGAAAACAAAATGATGCGAAAGAAACTTGAAAGGCTTGAAATCCACATGGGTATTTCAAATGAAGGCATTTACGGCATGATAACTTCAATGAAAGAAAAGCAGACTAAACTCAATAAACTGAAGACATGAGTACAATCAAAATAGACAATATTGATTTTAGCAAGTCTTGTGAGTTTAAGTACAGGCTTAAATACGATAGCACAACAGACGGTGTTGATACGGTAAAGTATGTCGATAAGGTAAGGGCGACGGGTGACTGTTATGATTATCTTTACTCAATTTACTTTGATAACAAATCATTAGACAAAGTATTGCCCGTTAAAATGACTTCAAGTTGTTGCGACTTTGAGCATGAATTAAAGTTAGATTATAGGGGCTTAACGTTGGGTGATTGCTACATAGATTTTACACCGATTAGCAAAGTGTCTGGCAAATACGATGAACTTAAAAAGACTATTTGGTACCAGAACGGGTTTAAAGACGAAAATCAAAACTACAACGTGCCGTATTGCACAGGGTTTGGGTTTATGAATGTTGTTTTGATGCTTATATATTGGATAGCTTTGCGCCCAATTGTCTCTTTAATCAAGGCTTTGCCTTTCATTGACACAGATGACTTAGGGCTTGATGAGCTTGAAAAAAAAGTGCATGGTTGCGGTTATTTTCATGTAGCATATTCACCACGTGAAGTGTTTGAATTTCATTGCAAAAAATTAGGGTTAACATTTAGTAGTTCGATATTACAAACTTCAAAATATAAGGACATCCTTTTTGTGCCTTGCGATTCAGGCAAAGGCTTTGCTAAAAGTGATGGGTTTGTAAACTTTGATCCAGACAATGCACCTGGTTATACCGTGCTACAATTGCTTGAAGTATTCAAACCCGTTTTTAATGCAAAATATTGGATAGAGGACAATGTACTTTACTTTGAGCGGAAGGATGCTTTTGAAAAAGTGCAAGATGTTATTTTGGATTTAGATACGCAACCTGTCAAGGGTGACATTACTTATGAATATTCAAAAGATAGCGGTTACGCTTACGGGCGTTTTGCGTATAATGTCGATTCATTAGATCAAGAGGGTGGCGACTTGTCGAACCTTTACAACGACATTGTAGAATGGAACTCCCCACCTTCTGAATGGCAAAAGGGTAGTTTAGATATTCAGCTAAGAGATTTTTCACCTGCAACATATATGAGGGCGTTGGGGTCAAGTGACTTTGTAGATGGATTGCGTTATGAATTGACCGGTTGGCAGGTGGTTCAACCCGTGACATGGTTTTATCAAATGGTCTAAGTTCTTCAATGAAGTTAATAATGGGTGACATAGATGGTTCATTTGAGGGTAAGATAAGAATGGCGTCTAAACGTAAACAGATACCAGGCACAAAAAAATATCTATACGATTATGACCTATATTTCAATGAGAAAAATGTGGATGAACTGTACAACAACTTTTATGCGATTGAAGACCCACGCACGTATATTTACCTTGATAGTTCAGGATTTGAATTTATACCTGAAAATTTTTGTATCTTTGTGGAAATGTTAGACAAGAAAGGGTTAAGATTAGGGGTAAAGTCAAGCATGGGGGTGGGTGTGCCGGACGGCATAGAAGTAGATTTTGAAAATGGAATTGTAAAAGTAAACTCGGTAAGATGGCGTTGTCCTTTAGCACTGTAACGGCTCAGAACATACATAGCGTTTTACGTCCATTTGGGAGTGAAATTGCCTTTACTTGCACTTCGACAACATCGTTGGCAGGTAAAGAAATATTTGTTGTGCCGATGTTTTTTGTACGGTCAACAGACGTACAATCTTTGCTAAATTCAAGTTACCCTAAGTACGGTTATACTCACACTTATCCAGGTTCAAACGGTACGGCTGACATGACTAAACTTAGCCATGATTATGATTTTTGTCACGAGAATATAAGGCTATCATTTACTCGTTCGTCAACTACACAATTTACAATAACGCCTTACGGGTTGACGACTATGGACGTTGGGAAAGCCCCCTCACAATTTCAACTTGATTCGGCAGACAGATGTTTGAAAAATCATAGGTTAAACCCTAAGAAGTTGGATAACGTTACGCCTTCCGTATTTAATGAGGATAGGGTGATGCGGTTTTACGTTGTTGTGACAGATGGAGATTATAACGTTGAGCAACAAGGCGTATGCGATATTAACTTTACCGCTCGTTGGTACGAAAAAGGATTGTACAACGTAGATTCAGAATGGTCGGATTTTGATTACAAGTTGTTCCAAAATGGAACACAAATAGATGGATTTTCAACACACACAGACACTACTATTAGGCTGCAAATTAATGCAGGCGCGACACACGCTGTCGGGGGGTGGTGGGTTTATATATTTCGAGAGTTCGGGCAAGGAAATGGTACAAACTATTGGACTGATATAGAGTTAAACGGGAAGTTCTTTAGTGGGGCTGGTGTAGGCACAGCAGTTGATACAATTGATAGTGCTGCGGTTAGTTCAAGTTCTGCACTTACCACAATATCAGGTAATATTAAATATGTTGATATTGTAATTGATAAAGACTACATAACTAAAGGTAATGTTTATCGGGTTGTATTTGTGCCGGTAAAGACTAATGATTTTTCAAATAGCTTTATAACGGATTCAATACGGGTTACGGACTATATCCCTCCTACTTCTGGAAATATAACCGATGAAATAGAACACTACACGGACACGACGCGAATATATTTGAATTGCGTGTCTGGTGTTGCAATAAATGAGCGTTTAAGGTTTGCAGTTTTGTTTGACAAGACAAGCTACAATGACAATATTATAATTAATGGTTCTAATGGTAGTTTTGATGAAAATTTAAGCAATTACCGGATTTTCATTACAGAGCAAAAAGTTCAAGACGGATTACCTTTAAATTATGCGAATGCCGAGAGTGTAGGAGACTGGGGGTTGATTAACACCTCAATAGAGCATGGTGGCGTTACAACGTTAAGGATGCGACCTGAATGGTCGGGCAAAACATTATTCTTAACACATGAATGGACTTTCAACATCCAGTTAGACAACGGGTTAAAATCTACCGATGTAACGTATTATCAACAGTCGTTTAGTGTTGGTGCAAGGGTGGATGATACGGACATTGAATTTATAGGGTTGTTTGATTCGGATAACAACGAGATAACAAGGATTTGCGCGGAAGACAATGAAGTTATTGTCGCACGTTTCCAGAACTTAACGCCAAACACTTACAACCTTATTGCTTATCTTGAGAGTGAGGAGAATGTTTATCTTAATAGTGCATTTGTTAAACTAAATTCAACACCTATAACGGTTTTGCCTCAGACATTTGACGGAAGTGATTTGGTGGATATTAAAATTGACACTAAGTTACTTGACATAGGTAAAGCTTACACTTTAGATTTGATTGGCATAAATGATAATTCAATAGCTGGCAGTTGTGGAGCAGAAACTTTAGACGTGACTTTAGCAATTGAAGATGCGGGGGCAAACAGTCTTAATATGTCACTCGCCTACGGTTCATTTTCGGGTGCAGTCGCTAAGGTTTGGGTTGAATTAAACGCTGTAGGTTCAAAGTGGTTGGGTACGCAAAAATGGGAGTTCACAAGCGAATCGGATTCAGACACTTTTGAGTTTGTTTACTACCCTAACAACAAATATATCAAGTTAACAGGTACAGCAATTGTTGACATTCAGGGCTTTATTACGGTGTTAACAACGCAAGGGTGTTACATTGCTGATAAATTCAATATGAACAACGTATATTCTACGAAATTAACAGAAACGAAAACAATAACTTTAGATTAAATGGCAAGGTACACAACAGTTTATTCAAGTTACGAATGTACGGATTTGCAGGACTTTAATCGTTCTGTAACTTTGCCGATTAAGGAAGATTGTGAACCAACGCAAAAGGATTGGATATTAAATGATTGTGACCGTGTTTGGTGCGAATCAAAAAAATCGTATGATCCGGCTTTCACAATGGTGTACGAAGCAGGAGATAAGATACAGTTTCAGTTCAGATTTGTAGATGAATACAACGATGACCCCACTAATCCGGTTGATGGATGGGGTGCATTTATTAAGGCTACTCTAAATTGTTCAGTTGGTGACGACTTCACGACACTATCAGACTTCGCGACTGGTATGGTTGGTTGGGATGGCAACTATTCATATCAGATTCTTGAGGTTGATACGGCTTTATTTGCACGTTGCAAGTGTTGGTCGTTAACTGTTACGTCTTATAAAAAGGTTGAAGGATTAGATGTTGTAAGTCAAGAGATTTGCACAGAACAATTTGGGGCATCAAAATGCGATAGCGTTGTAAAGGTGCAAGGTATTTACAATAACTACGACTGTTTTGGCAATTGGTACGGACAGCCTTATCCGGGCTACGTTGGCACTAAGTTGATTTATAACAATACATTAAAGTTTGACGGGTTTTTAAGAGATTCTGGATATTCTATTAAAAAAGAATTGTTCATTGACCGTGCAAAGTCAGTAACAACACGTAAGATATGGACGCTAACATTTAGAAAACCAGTTCCGGCTTATGTTAAAAATACATTGTACGGGCAATTGTTAGCAGGTGAAAAGTTGTTGATTGATGACAAAGAGTATTTATTAGAATCCGTGCAAGCTGAGCCGTTTTTAAATATGTTTAAGGTCCAGGTTGAAGTATGGCAAGAATGCGAAATCACTAAAACGTGTTAATATGATTATATTGGTAGATGTGTATATTGATACAGCACAAAGCATAGCACTGAATGAAGTTGATGTAAAAGTTTCACTTTCTGATTTAGATGTAGAGAAAGCATTATTCACTGATATTTGGGCTGTTACCACTGTTGTTGATGAAGACGGTAATAAATATTCTAAAATAATAATTAGCGAAGATCTTACTTTTTATTCTCCAACTTCAGCAGAAGAGATTTATAAAATGATTAAAGAAGATAATACGATATGGCAAAGAAAAAATTAATTGCAAAAAAAGTTGTATTTTTGCATAAGTTTACGGGTAAGGGATACCGAGTAAAAGAATATAGCGCAGAACTTTACGAAAAAAATAAAGACGCTATAACTAAAGAAGGGTATTGCTTACTCAAAGAAAAGGTTCAACCAACACAAACGGAAATAGTGGAAAAAATTATTGAACCTTTAAAACAAAACTTAGATGAGCTTACTTTGTAATACTAATTGTGGCACGATTGCTGACGTGCCTGCTTCGTACTTTGAGTGCGTAGATGCTTTCTTAGAGTTCGGAAGTGCTAAAATGATTCTTCACACTTGCGATTCATCATTCACGGACGTACTGGATGCTGATGAATGGGCGGATAGGGTAACTGCTGGTACTACTCACTTAATGCCTCCTGGCAGAATCGTTGTAAACGAACCTTCACAAACAACATTTGAAGTTGACGGAGAGGGCAGGAAGTCAGTAGGTGGTGTTACTTACACTATTGACTATGAGACTTATCAATTTGGGGCAGACCCTACCGATTCGTGTGTTTATTGGAACACAATTTTTGAAAATGCAAACACTCTTAGATTGAATTGGATTGACAAGAATGGTTATTTTTATGTTCCAAAGGCATGGGCAACAGAGATTGCTGTCGGTTCACCTGCTACCATTTCAGGCGATTCAATCGGATATGAATTTTCAATGACAAAGATACCTTCAATTGTTGCTGGTGAAGCGGGTAAAGCGAAATGGACTTGTCAATTTGAAATTAGACCTATCGAGGTGTTGCATTTTGTTGAATTGCCAGGCGTTCAGGCAGTCTTATCTTAAAAATAACGGATGATTTTTAAAGGTGCGCAATTAATAAATAAGGAGTTAAAGTCGGAGATGGTCCGAATTTACGAACAGGCTGAAACCCATTGCACCCGCGATGGGTTAAAGCGCCTTTTAGAAATCCAAAGACCTACTGAACCAGAAAGTATCAAGGAATACCGGATAGCGAATCAAAGGCGAATCACGAGGTCTTCAACCGAATCATGGTTCTCAATGGTGTCACGAATATTCAATAACTCCGGTATCATTGTTAAAGGTAAATCAGATAGGTTAACGCAATATTTAGAATCCTATCCATTTAAGTCAAATCGCAAAGAACTTAGCTTTGAAAATTGGATGCTTGAAGTTGCTTTGCGTTTGTCGGTTTTAGATCCGAACGGGTTATTTGTCATTTATCCTAAGAAAACAGATTGGGCAAATACTTTGGAAATGGCAATGCCACAAGTCAAGTTTTTTGAATGTGAAGATATTGTCGGCACTTATGATGGTGGCGTTTACCTCGTTAAAGACTTAGGTAAAAATTTACACGAACATTGGATAGTTTCTGCAACCGATATAAGAGTTTACCGTGATAGGTTTGCAAGTGGTGGTAAAATTGAAGTAGAAGAGATATTTACCTATAATCATAATATTGGCGATATTCCGATAGTGTCCGCAATGGGCATCACTACCGTGTTTGATGATGAGTTAATGATTAACGAATCATTTTTGGGTGGTTCGTTTGAATACTGGGATGAATCAATTAACAGATTTTCTGACAGTCAGGCGGTTTCAGTTCAGCATGATTATCCGATTAAGATAATGACAGAAATCCCTTGTAAAGCGGATGGTTGTCGAAATGGTCATGTTACGGATAGCGAAGGTAAAATACATAAGTGCGGTGAGTGCGGTGGGCGTGGTATCGTCACCGGTGATTCACCTTATCATACTTTGGTTGCACCTGAATCAATGATGGAAGGCGGTAATAAGCGTGAACCAGTTGTGTTTGTCGCGCCTCCACAAAGTTCAATAGATTCAAGTTATAATAGGGCAATGGACTTGTTGAAGAAAGGGCAAGAAGAAGCAGGTTTGCACGTATTGGATTCGACAA